TCGGCATCAACTAGTGAGCCCGACCCACCCGACCGTTCCACTCGATGAACCCCAACAGTGTTCCCTCACGAGCACGACGATGATGGCCAGAAGATGCACAAGCGCGGCAAGGCCGGCCGCGCCAGGACTACACCGGCGATGCCACTAAAGATCCCGAAGTAAGCGGGGTGAATTCATTTATCAAGGAGGAATATTATGTAGAGGCGGATGTATATAAGCACGCACGCCCAATAAATTCCCGGAGTGATATATTTAAATGTCGGGTCGGCCCCATATTTAAGTTGATTGAAGAATCAGTGTATTCACACCCCTCGTTTATCAAACATGTTCCGGTCCCAGACCGTCCTTCATACATCATGGATATGCTGTATTGTGAGGGCGGGCGATATTTGGTGACGGACTACACATCTTTTGAGTCTTTGTTTACGAAAGACCTCATGGAAGCTTGTGAAATCGAACTATACGATTGGATGTCTTCGCGACTGCCTGAACATAAACAGTTCATGGCGGATGTAAATAATATAATAGCGGGACGGAATCATTGTAAGTTTGGCAAGTTTACCGTTGATATAGATGCTACCAGGATGAGTGGTGAGATGTGTACGTCGTTGGGTAACGGGTTTGCGAATTTAATGTTTATGAACTTTTTATGCCATGAGCGAGGTTCGAAATGTACCATGGTGGTTGAGGGAGATGATGGAGTTACACGTGTAGACGGAGTGCCCCCCACCAAAGAGGATTTCGAAACTTTAGGTCTCTTAGTTAAGTTAGAAGAGGTGCCATCCATATCGGAGGCAAGTTTTTGCGGAATTGTGTTTGATCCAATTGATCGCATTAACGTAACGAGCCCACTTAACGCAATGCTCAAATTCGGTTGGACGTCGAGGCAATATGTTGCTTCCGGAGATCGGGTTTTAAAGAAATTGTTGAGATCTAAGGCATTATCAATGTTATATGAATATGGTTCGTGTCCAATTTTGGGAGCTTTAGCCGAGCACGCCCTACGTATGACGACAGGTATTACGAAGAATTCCTTGATTTCGTTTGTTCGCCGACAGAGAATCGCACGTTATGACGTCGACCGGATGGTTCAGGCCATTAAGGAGACGGCATTGCGAGGAGTACCAGGGATAAATACCCGGTTGTTGGTTGAGTCGAGATATGGGATCCCTGTTGAGTCGCAGTTAAGGATAGAAAATTATTTTGATGGGTTGGATGAATTAAAGCCAATACCTTTTGAGATTGTCTCACAGTTTGTAAGACCGTTATGGGCCGACTGTTGGAGTCAGTATGTACTCGAGGTGCCTAAAAATAATGTTCATCTTTATAAGCAAATCCCTCTCTGGGGTCGTAGGAGCGATTGTCTAAGTTCTGTGCCAATAGAACTAAAACAGAGGCCGAATCCAGTGTTATGGACGGCATTAAAGAATAAAATGGCCGTATTGACTCACGAAAGTAGTCGTCGGGGACCAACGGCTTCCCGCGGCCGGGTATCAACACCACGAACCTGAACGTTGTGAAGCAGTATCTGGGCACGGCCTCCACGGCCGC